GTGACGCCGAGCGCAACTTTTATCGCGTCTTGTCCGTCTCGGACGGCAACGTCCTGTACAACGAGACGACCTTCCAGTACGTCCCGCTGGCCACGACCACCAATTATCTGCCGACGTATCCGCGCCTGTATTACATGGTCGGGACGAACGTGCAGGTGCTTCCGGTGGCCTCCGGTACGTCGTTGTATATCGCCGTGAACTACAAGCCCACGGCCCTAAACGACCTGTCCTCGGACAGTGCCACGATTGACTTCCCTGACAACAATCAAGGGATCATCACCGCCAGCGCCGCGGCCAAGCTCTTGCTCAAGGGTGGCGCGGAAGTGGCCGCAGCAAACAACTTCCGCAACTTGGCCAACGAAGAACGTCAGTCGATGCTGGACGATCTACGCCGACGCACGATCAATCCGACGCGTATGGCGTACCCCGACCAGAAGTATGATTGGAGCGGCGGCTAATGGCGGCAGGAGATCGCGTACTCGACGCCCAGCCACGCTTCGACGGGGGACTGAACAGCGTCTCCGATGATGCGGCGTTGCTGGACAATCAAGTCCGTACCGCTGCCAATGCGCGGCTGACCGACTACGGCGCGATCAGCAAGCGCGGGGGAACGCGGCGGACTGCTGCGGCCCTCGCCGCGCAGCCGGTCACGGGCGGCTACACATGGACCAAGGACGACGGCACCGTCTCCGTCTTGGCGGTCTGCAACGGCAAGCTCTTTACGTCGGCGTTCAACCCGACGACATGGACATGGACGGAGCAGACGGGCACACTGGCGTCTGCCACCACCTCGTACTTTGCCAACTTCCGTGACGGGAGCGGCAACGATGTGGTGTACATCGCTGACGGGGGACCGCTCAACAAGTGGAGCGGATCAGCCCTGTCCACCAATTTGGCCGGAACGCCGGATGCGGCAGCGATTGCCGTGTACAACGAACGGCTCTGGTCGTGCGGCGACCCGGACTATCCCGACAGCATCTTCTACTCGGCGCTCAACAACGGCGATACGCTGGGCGTTGGCGCATCGGACGGTGGGCAGATTGTCATTCGCACGTTTGGCAACGAAGCGATTGTCGGGCTGGCGTCGATCAACACCTCGCTGCTGATCTTCCACAAGCGCGGTATCTCGCGGCTGACTGGCTACGGGCAGGACGACCTGACGGTTGCGCCACAGGCCGTGACCGCTGATGTGGGCACGATTGCCAAGAACAGTATCGTGGCCAGCCAGAACATCGCGTACTTCATCTCTGAGCGCGGCCTCTACCGCTGCAACGAGGCAGAGGTGGCGTCGATTGGTACGCCGCAGCAGCCTGATCCGATCCTGCCCATCATTCGGCAGTTGTCCTCCACGGACTTCGACAAGATCAACTGCGTCATCAATCGGGCGACGAAGGAGTTGTGGATCACCATTCCCAACTTCGGGTGCTACCAGTACCACACGGTCCTCAACGCATGGTCGGGTCCGTGGGACACGGGCTATACGTCACCGGACACGACCTATCTGTTTGAGTGCCTGAACACGGCGGGACTGCCCATTGTGCTGCGCGGAGATGCCTCTGGGTACGTCAGTGTCTGCGATGCGCCGGGCGTGTTCTTGGACAACGTGGCCAGCGATGGGACGGGTGGGACGCGCTACGCCATGAGTGTGCAGATGCACCGCCTGTACTGCGGCGACGATGCGCTGGCCAAGTCGTTGCGTTGGGGCTACCTCACCGCACAGCTCAACGGCTCAGACCAGACCCGTGTGCAGTGGAGCACCGGCGAGTCGTTCGGCTCGTACAGCCTGCCGCCGACCTACAGCTCGACATGGGGCGGCGCTGGCACCTACTGGGGCACTGGCACATGGGGTGGCGCAGGCAGTGTGAATTACCGCATCCCGATGGGCGGGACGGGATACTACATCGATGTTACGATCATTGACTCCGGCAGTTCGCAGCCGGTGTTTAGTCGCTTCCAGCTAGAAGCGTTCGCGCTTGGACGGAGATAACGATGGCTCAAACAGTCGCACAGCATAGCGTTGCCTCGTTCACCTCTCCGGTGAATGGCACCAGCCCTATCGACGCCAATCAGGTGCGAGGGAACGACAACACCCTCCGCGCTGGCTACAACGATCATGACGCCGATCCGGGCATCCACCTCCAGTCGTCTGCGCTTGCTTCGCGTCCAGCGGCAGGGGAAGCAGGGCGCAAGTGGCTGACCACGGACACGGGCGTGGTGCGCCTGTACCTCGACACCGGCTCGGCGTGGGCGGACATCAGCTACCTGCCGCTGGCCGGTGGTACGGTTGCTGGCAACGTGTCGATCACGGGGACGCTGGCTGTCACCAGCGCCATCACCGCCACGGGTGGCGTGGTTGGCAACGTGACGGGCAACGTCACCGGCAACGTGACCGGCAACGCCAGCACCGCCACGGCACTGGCGACGGCGCGGACCATCAACGGCGTCAGCTTTGACGGTACCGCCAACATCACCGTCACGGCAGACGCGGGGACGCTCACCGGATCGACGCTGGCGTCTGGCGTCACCGCCTCGTCACTGACCAGTGTGGGGACGCTGGCCAACCTCACCGTCACCAACCCGATCACGGGTAGCGTGACAGGGTCCAGCGGCAGCACGACGGGCAACGCGGCGACCGCCACGGCGCTCCAGACCGCTCGCACGATCAACGGTACCAGCTTCGATGGCACGGCGAACATCACGGTGACAGCGGCAGCGGGAACGCTGACGGGCACCACGCTGAATAGCACGGTGGTCTCGTCCAGCTTGACCAGTGTCGGGACTCTCACCTCCGGCACGATTGGGTCGGGCTTCACCGCGATTGCCAACTCGGCGCTGGCGAACAGCAGCGTGACGGTGAACGGTACGGCGATTGCGCTGGGGGCCAGTGGCACGGTGACAGCAGCGGCTGGCACCCTGACCGGCAGCACCCTTGCCAGCGGCGTGACGGCATCCAGCCTGACCAGTGTTGGCACCCTGACCTCGCTGGCCGTCAGTGGCACCACGGCGCTGAACGGGCAGACCTACACATGGCCGTCTGGCAGTGGCAGCAATGGACAGGTGCTGACGACCAACGGCAGCGGCACCCTGTCATGGACGACGGTGTCCGGCGGGGGTGGTGGCACGACGACCAACAGCCTGACGGCTGGCAGCTACCTGACGGGTGGCACGTTCAACGGCAGCGCGGCGGTGACGTTCGCGGTGGACGCGACAGACGCCAACACGGCGAGCAAGGTCGTGGCGCGAGACAGCAGCGGCAACTTCAGCGCCGGAACGATCACGGCAGCGTTGAGCGGCAATGCCTCGACGGCGACCACGTTGGCCACCGCACGGAACATCAACGGCGTGTCCTTCAACGGCAGCGCAGACATTACCGTCACCGCTGCTGCTGGCACGTTGACGGGGTCCACGCTCGCGTCGGGTGTCACCGCTTCGTCGCTCACCAGCGTCGGCACGTTGGCAAACCTGACGGTGACGAACACCATCACGGGTAGCGTCAGTGGCAGCGCAGGAAGCGTGGCCGCTGCCAACATCACCGGCACGACACTGGCGTCCGGCGTGACGGGGTCCAGCCTCACCAGCGTCGGGACGCTGACGGCGCTGACGATGGGCGGCACGGTCAGCATGGCGGACAACGTCATCAGCCGTCCGCGCTTCACGGACTACGCCGAAACGTACACCACGCCGTCCATCTCCAGCGGAACGCTGACGCTGAACTTGGAGAACGGCAACGTGTTCCGTGTCTCGCTCAATGCGAACATCACCACACTGACGATTAGCAATCCGGCTGGCACCGGCAACGCCTGTAGCTTCACGTTGATCTTCAACGCAGACGGCACGGCGCGAACGGTGACATGGCCTACGGCGGTCAAGTGGCCGGGAGGCACCGCGCCGACGTTGACCTCGACGAACTCGCGCAGTGACGTGTTTGTGTTCTACACCAACGATGCTGGCACGACATGGTACGCCATGACGGCGGCACAAAACTTCGTGACCTGATTATGCTCGCAGATCGACTGAGGATGGCGGCAACACCGAAGGCCACGCAAGGGCAGCAAGCCTATACGACGGCGGGGACGTACACGTTTACGGTGCCGTCTGGGGTGACAGAGATTTGCGCCGTGTGTGTTGGTGGAGGTGGTGGAGGAACCGCTGGTGGGACTAGTTCTTCTCCGGGATTCGGCGGGAATTTGCGCTACGTCAATAGCATCAGCGTTACGTCGGGAGAGTCGCTGACTGTGGTTGTTGGCGCTGGTGGTACAGGAGGCGCTGGGTTGGTTGGTGGTGGAGGAGACGTAGGTACTGGTGGGGGAGGTTCGTCTCTCAAGCGAAGCGCGACCACGCTCGTTGCTGCGGCTGGCAATGCTGAGGCAGCAGGAAATACTGGCACTGGCGGAACCGGCGGACAAGACCAAGCTGGCAGTGCAAGCGAGGGCAGTGGTGGTTCTGGAGCCGGTGGATACTCTGGAGATGGCGGAGTAGGTGGGTCATCTGGAGGTTTCTACGCTGCAACTAGCGGAAGCGGCGGAGGCGGAGGCGGCGGTGGGTACGCTTCCTTTCAATCAGACACTCCAGATCCATTTGACCAGTTACGCGCTGGAGGAGCCGGTGGCGGTGGCGTTGGCATCCTCGGCACAGGGTCTAATGGCTTTGCCGGTGGCAGCGGCACTACTCCGTCTGGTGGAGGCGGTGGATCGTCTGGGTCACAGGGGTCAGCCGGTTCAGGGCCAACCGCAAGTACGACGAACATAACGGCAAATAAAGGCGGAAATGGCGGAGCATATGGCGGAGGAGGGGGAAACGGTGGTGCTTTTTATGATGATTCAACAGGCGGCTACTGTACCTCCAGTGGAGGCAATGGTGCCGTTGGCGCTGTCCGCATCATCTGGGGTTCTGGCCGTAGCTATCCGTCCAACGCCGCAAACGTCTAACTGAGAACAACATGGGACTCACGATTTCTGATAGCGACCTGCTCGTCATCAAGGTGGAGAACGGCCAGCCGGTCAACCACCCGCTGACCTACAGCAACTTCCGCCTCATCTTCCCGCAGACCAGCTTCCCCGATCTGCCCGACAACTCGTTCCTTGTGGACTTCGGGTACGCGGTGTTCAAGTACACCGAGCAACCTACGCCGGTGCAGTTCGAGCACACGAACGACGGCCCGATTGTCTGGGACGCGGCGAAGGATGCCTATACGAACACATGGGTGAACACGCCGTTCACGCCGCAGGAAATGGAACAGGCGAAGCAGAACGCGCTGAGGGGCTTGCGTTATACGCGTGACCAGAAGCTCTATGCGTGTGACTGGACGCAGCTTCCCGACGTGACGCTGACGCCGGAGCAGGTGGCCGCGTGGCGCGTCTATCGCCAGCAGCTCCGTGACTACATGAACGGCGTCACCGATCCGTTCAATCCTCCGGCGTGGCCTGTCCCGCCCAAGTTCTAAGTCATGGCCGTCCTGCTCCCGCGCCACACGCTCAAGACGTTCACCACCCCGGTCAACATTGGCACGGGGTTGGTTGACGCGAACATCGTGCGGACCAACGACAACCTGACGGGCGCGAAGTTCAACGCGCACGATGCGGATACGTCGATCCATGTGGAGTCTGGGCTGCACAGCGAGCGCCCTGCCACGGCGACAGAGGGATCGGTCTGGGTGTCCACGGATACGCTGATCCCCTACATCTACACGGGCGGATCGTGGAAGCCGCTGAACGGCTGGTCCAGCTACAGCTACCACGGCGCATTCCAAGACTCGAACGACCAGACGGCAGCGTCGGCCAACACCGCCACGCTGGTCACGTTTAACACCACGGATGTCAGCAACGGCGTCACGCTGGTCAGTGGGTCGCAGATCAAGGTGGAGAACGCGGGGACGTACAACATCCAGTTCAGCGTTCAGCTCGCCAACGCCGACTCGCAGGACCAAGATGTGTGGCTGTGGTTCAAGAAGAACGGGACGAACATCGCCAATAGCGCCGGACGGGTAACGGTCGTCAGCAAGCACGGGTCGGTTGATGGCCATCTGATTACCGCGTGGAATCTGTTCCTGACGCTGGCCGCGAACGACTACGTCCAGTTGTACTGGGAGACCACGAACACCAACTGCCGGATTGAGCAGATCCCTGCCGCGAACAATCACCCCGCTGCGCCGTCTGTCATCCTCACCGTCAACCGCGTCTAACCATGTCCAAGCGCAAAGTGGCGTTCTGGAAGAAGCCTGCCCCGAAGGGGGAGAAGCCGACGAAACTCAGCGCCGACCAGAAGGCGCAAGCCAAAGCCCGTGCCAAGGCGGCTGGGCGACCGTACCCCAACCTCGTAGATAACGCCGCCGTGGCGCGGACAGGAGCCAAGTAATGCCGATCAAGAGCAAGGCCCAGAACCGGCTGATGCAGGCCGCTGCCGCTGGCAAGGTGAAGGACGGCCCGAGCAAGGCCGTGGCCAAGGAGTTCATCAAGGCCACGCCGAAGAAGGCGTTTGCCAAGATGCCGGAAACGGCCCGGAAGGTCGTGGCCAAGCGGAAGGGGGGCTACTGATGACCGTCCCGGTCGCTTTGGATTACCGCGCTGCCAACGAGGGGCTGGTGTCAATTTCCCAGCAGTTTGCGGTTAGATTCCAGCAGGAGATGGAGCGCATCGCGCAGGTCGCGTTCGATGCCGCCCCGGACCTCAAGCCGGAAGAGGGGTGGCGCTATGATGTGTTCGCCCACACCTATGTCCAACTGGCGCTCCCCGTTGAGGATGCGCCGATTCTTGAACCGGCCTCTGAGGCCACGGAGTAACGATGGCAAGCTACAGCAATCCGTTTAGCGGAAGCCCGTATCGGATCGGGGGGATGCCGACCCTGTCCAGCATGGACAAGCAAGGGGGGTTCCAGTTGGTCTCTCCGCAGACGATGGCGCTGGCAAACCTTGGCCAGCAGCCGCGCACCATGTTTGGGATGTCGCGCCGTGGTGATGCACGGATGGGTGGCAATATGTTCACCAACCCGGACGAGCCGACTGGGACTCCCAACGAGAACGAAGGGCGGATGAGCAAGCTGCGTAAGCTGTTGAGTGGGGAAAGCGGGGCGGCAATTGGTGGTGTCGCGCAAGGACTTGGCTCGGTGGTGGGCGCATATCTCAACCGAAAGACGGAACGCGAGCGCCTGAAAGAAGAGAAGCGGGTCCGAGCGATTGAAGAGGCGAACAACGCGCAGATCCGAAAGTATCTGATGCCCTTGGTTGAAGAGCAGATTGCGCGTCAGCGGGGCTACCAGCAGGATCTGGACCGCAAGTACGGCTCGTCATAAGGAGACACACACATGGCCACCTTCAACACCGCGTTCGGGTCACTCCCCGGAACCAATGAGATGCTGGGTACCACGAACACCACGGGTGGTGGCCAGCAACAGACATACGGGCAGGATATGCAGCGGCGCCAGCAGCGTCAGGCGATGCAACCGGCGCAGACGTTTGCCCAGTTGCAGAAGCAGGGCGTGGCGCGTCCTGCCCCGCCAGCCACCCCGACCGCCCAGACGTTCGGACAGTTCGGCGGATCAGCGCAGGCCCAGCAGACGCGCCAAAACTTGCAGCAGCAGCTTCAGGAGTTTGGTGCGGCCCCTTCGCGCTTTGACACACAGGCGTTCCAGCAGATCCGTGGCGCACAGGCCGCGAACCTTCAAGCCGAATACCAAGCGCAACAGAAGCAGCTCAACGAAGAGCTGGCCCGTCGCGGGTTGTCGGCTTCGTCTATCGGCGGTGGCCGTATGGGCGATTTGGCGGGGCAACAGTCTCGCGCCTTGGCGGACCTTGACGCGCAGCTTTTGCAGCGAGCCGCAGAGACGCAGGCGCAGGATCGCGCTCAGTTGATGCAGGCCGGACAGAGCTTGGCGGAGCTGGCTGGATCACAGGACTTGGCGCAGTTTGAGGCCAACCGCGTCGCGCAGGCCGCGACGTTTGAGAACCAGCTTCGCGCCGCACAGTTCGGGCAGCAACAGTTTGAGTCGATGGGGCAGCAGGCGCTCCAAGCGGGACAAGCCGCGCAATCCGCGAACGAGTTTCAACAGCAGCTTGGGATGCGCTTGGGTGAACTGACTGGGCAAGTCGGTGGCGTCCAAACACTCGCCGCTGGTCAGCAGGCCGAGCAGCGTCGGCAGTTCGACATCCAGCAAGCGTTGCAGCAGCAGCTTGGCGTTGGCAACTTGGCGCTGGAGCAGGCACGGTTGGCGCAGCAGGGATCGCAGTTCCAGCAGCAGCTCAACCAAGAGGCATCACAGTTTGGGCTGACACTCAATGAGCAGCAGGCCAGCCGACTCCAGCAGTATGGCATTTCTATGCAAGAGCTTGGCCTAGAGACGCAGCGCGTTCAGAATCAGGCGTCGCAGTTTGGGCAGCAGTTGTCCTCGCAGAACGCGCAGAATCTCGCGCAGAACAATCTGGAACAGCAGCGTATCAACGAAGCTGTTGCGGCGCGTGGCGAAGGCGCTCGTCAGTTCAATCTGGAACAGTCGTTGCAGCAAGCCCTTGGCATGGGGCAGTTGACCGGACAGGTGGCCACTCCGCTGACCACAGGGGCTGCGGTTGGGGCGACAGCAACTGGTGCGACGACACTGGCCGCGCAGCAGCAGGCAGAGGCGATACGCCAGTTCAACGCAGCGCAGACCGAAGCGTCTCGTCAATTCAATCTGGAACAATCGCTACGGCAAGCGCTGGCGCAGACCGAGGCGACGGGCTACAACTACGTCCCGCTGACTACTGGTACATCGGTTGGCGCGGTGGGTGGGGTGCTGTCTGGGCAGACGCTGGCGCGTGAAGCGCAAACCTCACAACAGAACATTGCAAATCTGGAACTCGGCCTGCGCCGTCAGTTGGGACTCACCGAACTGACAGGGTACACTTACGACCCCACCGGATCGTACCTCTCTGGCGGTCAGACAACCGTTGGCGCTCGTTCGCAACAGACCGCCGCGCAGTCCGCGCAGTATCAGGCAGAACTGGCAGCGGCGCAGCAGCGCATCGCGGCGAGCCAGTACCAGAGCGACTTGATGGTGCAGCTTGTCGCTGCACTCAAGGCGGCTGGCGGAACCATTCGTTAATTCCGGAGATTTCCTATGGCCGCAGAAGGCATCCTCACCGCGCTGCAAGCCGCCCTCTCAGGACTGGGGGGCGGTCTCCAAGGCGCGGAACAGTACCGCGAAATGCAGCGCCGCGAGCGGTTGGCGCAAGACGAACTCAAACTTCGCCAGCGTGGGTTGCTCGCGCAGATGGGCGCCACGCCAGTTGACGATGTGTTACCCGAGGAGCAGGGGAAGATCGGGCCGATGGCGGCAAAGCAACCGCCTCCGCCGCCGATGTCTCCGGCGACGCTTGGACAGGCGATTGCCCAGCGGACACAGGCGCCAGCCGGTGGCCCGGGACTGACAGCCCCTCCCGCCTTTGGGACGCCTGCGGCGATGGCGCCTGCCACTGAACGGCCAATGTCCAACGTCGAGCGCGTGATGAGCGAGTTCCGCTCGCGTCCACGGCAGACCTTCCGTGAGGGAGGTCAGCGGTATGCGCTGCCCCGGACGCCTGAGGAGAACACGCTCCTGAGCGTGGCGCTCCAGCAGGCCATGCAGCAGGACACGAAGGCGGCGGAGGTCGCGCAGTTGGAGGACCGTGCCAAAGCATTGGCGGCGACGCCGCAGTTTGGCGGAGACCTCAACAAAGCGCGGATGGTTTTGAGTGGCGTGGACGCCGGGGTGCTGGGGATTGAGACGGCGTCTCCGATGCAGCGTCGTGTGTCCGAGGCGAACATCCGGCAGAGTGATGCCTCCGCTGCGGCGTCACTGGCGGCGCGTGATGCAGCCAAGGCGTCGAAGTCTGGCGCCATGACAGAGCGCGACATCAACGAGGCGATTGCGCGGTATATGCAGCAGGATGTCATCCTGAAAGATGCGCTGGGGGAGGAGACGCGGCGCCCCAAGACGGAGCAGGAAATCCGGCAGTTTGCCACAACACTGCGCTCGATTGTCAACACGCCGACAGACTTCCCGAGCTTTGACCAGTGGCAGAACAGTGCGATGAACCCGTTCGCCAAGACGCCGTCCAAGAAGTAACTTTTACCGGACCAAAGGATGCCCGATCCTATTAAGTCTCGCGCAGAGTATGAGCGGCAAAAGGCGCTGTACTCCGAGTATATGCGGCAGAAGAATGACTTCTACAAGAAGGCGTATGGGGTGGAGGAAGCTCCCGCCCCAGCGCCTATCCCTGCCCCTACGGAACGTCCGGGATTCGTGG